TCACCATGATGATCTTCCATCATTTCTTCTTCATCCATCATTTCTTCTTGTTGTTCTTCTCCAACACCATATTGATACTGGTGACATAACAATAAAAAGTTAACTAGTTGATCATCAGATAACTCTAAACCTTCTGTTGTATGGGGAAATCCCATCTTCTCAATAAAAAGTTCAGCATTTTCTTCCATGTTTTCTACGTTTACTTCAGCCATTTTATTCTCCTAATTCAATATATTATCAATTTCTGATTCTGAAGGTGCTGCTCCAGTTTGTTTTCTTAAAAATTGTTCTAACAAGCTTCTTATTGCTAATGGGTTATTCATGTATGAATCTACTTCTGATTGTGAAGCTGCAGCTCCACTAGCATTACGTAAAAGTAATTCTACCAATCTTCTTTTCCTGTTCATTTCATTACGTTGGGCAAAGGGGTTCATAGAAGATATAATCGATTGTATTTCTGATTGTGAAGGTGCAGCTCCAGTCCTTTCTCTTATTACGTTGGCAATTTCATTTTGAATATCCATTTGTGCTTGAGCTTGAGTATTATTCATTTCTCTAGGTGAAATTGCAGCTCCAGTCATTTCTCTAGGTGAAATTGCAGCTCCAGTCATTTCTCTAGGTGTAGGTGGATCACTTTTTAATAATTTATCCATCATTTCAGTTTGATCTGCCATTTTAAGTTACTCCTGTTTCCATAGGTTCTGTAAAAAGTTGATATTGTTCTTCTGTAACTGGATTACCTTCTGCATCATAATATAATTTTTCACCAGTTACTGGGTTTGTTGTCATTTGACCACGATATACACTTTCAGTGCCACCAAGTTCAACTGTTTCTGGATCACTTAATGCAAATCCCTCTAACATTTCTGGATTAATTGGCAAATTTGTAACAGGATCAAAGTAAACACCAGATGCTTCGTCATACCTTAACATTTCATCTCCGACAGTCGGATTATACCCATATCTTGTTAAATATTGAACATTAGCATAAGGTCCTAATCCACCTTTATAAGCTCTGACAGCTTGTGCAGTTAATGGTCTTTGACTGTAGGCATAGTTATATTGTAATGCATTTGAATCATCACCACCACTTATGTTAAATGGATCTATACTATAAGCAGTGTCACTATACATTGTATCACCAGTAACAGGATTTTTATTAGTGGCTAAATCATTAAAAAAGCCTTCTAATTGACCCATGTCAAAACCTTCAATAGCACCACCACCACCACTAATAAAGTCTGTAAGTGTAACATCAGCATTTGATTTAGTAGATCCGTATCTTCTCATGTCAGTTGGATCTGTAATGCTATTATCGACAACATTATAAATTTTATCGTAATAAAGAGAACCATCAGGTAATTTAAAATTTTTACCCATTAAAGCATCTAGAGTATTACCACCTAAAATAATGTCATTTAATACATCTGTGCTCTGACTTCTTAAAAAGTTTTGTGTGCCAAAAGCTTCAGTTTGATTTAAAAACTTACCTAAATTAAATTGATTGGATGGTGGGTTACTTAAAACTAAACCAGAAGTTCCAGTTGTAGGATCTATATCCATTCCAAAAAATCCACCTAAATCAAAACGACCTGATCCCATATCAAAAAAATCTTTAAAATCTGTGCTTGCAGTGGGAACATCTGATTGTGATAATTTAAGTTTTTCAGCAGGACTTAATTGAGCATATTGCTCTGGTGTAATTCCTTCAACGTCACTATACATTCCAGTTACAGGTTCGTATCCTTGAAATGTTTTTGTCAAAACTGGTTGTGTGTAAGTTGATGGATCTTTATCTCTTTTTATAAATGTTCCCTCGTCATCACCAATTTGAGGATCTGCGACTTTTTCTATATAACTCAACTGCGTAGGATCTCTTGTAATATTGGTTGATCCAACTGGTATACTTTGACCAGTGTTATCTGGAGTATAATATTCTCTGCCATTATATTCGTAAAATAAGCCACCACCACCAGATTCATATCCTGGTTCTCTATTTGCTTGTGCTGTATATTGAGCAAGTGTTTCAGGATCGGTAACACCACCAAAAGTAAGATTTTGATCGGAAAGATCTGTCAATTTCCAATCTTCATCATCTTTAGAGTTTATAGCTGTAATTTTTAAATTAGCTCCAGTTGGTGGAGCACTGCCTTGAAAACCTGTATCACCTGACTTGCCTTCATTATCATCGTAAACATATTGTTGACCAGTGTCTTGATCAACCATATAAACAAATCTTGATGATTTTTGACCAGGAATAAGATTACCTTGATTAGATGTAAGGTAAACTTTTTGACCAGTGTCTTGCTGTTGTGTGTCTGTTCCAACATTAGCTAAAGCACCAGTGTCTTGGGTTGTTGTTTGCTGTTGAGTAGGTTGCTGTGCATACTTTGCACTAATCGCAGCTAATTTAGATGCTAATTGTGGATCATCTTGTGGTATTTTACCTTGATCATAATAACTTTTAATTAATGCAGTTATTTCTTCGCCTTCTGTCATTATCTAGCTCCTTGCATTGGCATTGATGCCATAATATTTCCTAAAGCACCACTTCCAATGCCTTTTCTTTTTAATTCCATGACTTTATTCATCAAATACTGTTCAGCATTAAATCCACCTTGTTGTGGTGGTGGAGCACCACCCATTGGCAAAGCACCTCTTATAGGTCCGAAAGCCTGTGGATTGATTGGTCTTATCGTTGCTAATGAATTACTTGGGAGCATTTTTTAACATTTCCATTTGTAATTTAGCATTATTCTTTTCTCTTTCTAGTTGAAGTTCTGCTTCTAACTTAGTGATTTTAGCTTCTAAATCAGCTTTGGCTTTGGCAGCTTCTATCTGTAAATCTTGTTCTGCTTCAGCTTGTTTAATCTGTATTGACGATTGTGCTTTGGCTTGATCAGCTTGAATTTGTGCTTGTGTCCTAGCTTTCAAGGCATCTGCTTCAAGTTTAGCAAGTTGTTGTGCATATTGTAATGGATTCTGTTGTTGTGCCTGTTGTTGACCTGTCAAAGCTTTCAATGCATCGATCTGTTGCATTTGTGGTGACTGTCTAACAACTTGAGCTGCTCTTTGACTAATTAATCGATCTAACTCTGGATTAATGTCTTTTGGTTCATAATTAGGATTCTTAAAGTCTGGAACTGGTGGCATTGGCACTCCAATACTTGCTTCCATCCTCTGTCGATATAACAAGGCAACATGTTCAGCAATATGTGCAATCATGATAGGTTGCATACCCTTCGTAGCATTATTACCACCTAACATTGGATCTTGTAAGAACTGCATGTGCACAGCGATATGCGAATCATGATCTTGTTCTGGAAAAGCTTTTAATGGCTTGCCATACATCACTGACATATTTTCATCAACTGGATCAGTTCTTGGAGCTTCATCAGGTTTCTTTAGTATTTCATCAATATTAGGTATTCTGATAGCTTCATACATTCTTCTGTATGCTTCATATAAATTATGTAAATCAGGTTGTGACCTAGCCATTTCCAATACAGCTTGTGCCTGTGCAATCCTTTGTGCAGTGCTAAAGATGTTGGGGTCACTGACAGGGAGTATATCAATGCGATCATCAAAGTCAGCAGCAAATATTTCAGAGCTACTTCCAGAAAATGAAAATGTAAATCTTTCTGGCAAATATTCTGCATTCAACCTAGCAAGCATCTTGAACTCTTGCCCTTGCGAATGATGTAGCCTTTTATGGATAGCTGAAAAAGCTTTAGAACCTTGCTCTATTAACGCAACTGTAGAACCAACAGGAGCATTTGGATTTACATCCCCAACATTCAAATCAGCCGTACTAGCAAATCTTTGACCTGCATCAACAATAAAACCTAATAAATTAAATAAAGATGCACTAGGTTCTTTAAATGGTAATGGCATAATAGCCTTGTTAACATCGTCAACAGTCGCATCTAAATCTACAAACTCACCAGGGTTGACCTGTACTTCTCCACCTGCAACCCTACCTCTTAACTTAAAACCACCTTGCATATTTGCAAATGCAGCCGAATCAAGTAATGCTCTTAGTGATCCAGTAGCTGCCTTGCCTAATCCACCGATTAAATGAAACAATCCAAAACCATAGAAACCTAAACCAGGCAAGAACTTATAACTGACAAACCAATCTCTGCGTTTTTTCTTTTCGTCATCTTCTCTGTAGTTGCGTCTGATACTAACAATCTTTTCACTATCATAATCAATTGTGATCACATATGGAGTTGCTACAGCATTTTCATCTTCTGGATCTACTTCATCTATCTCTTCAAACAGTTCATAGACATGCATTTCCAACAAAGTCATAACTTCATCTTGTTGGTCATCACCATAAGTATTAATACCTTCGACCTCTCCAATAGTGTCACCAGATGGATCAGAACCATCACCTGTATATTCACTAGGCAAATAATATCCAGATTGTACATATTTATTGTAATCGTTTTTTGGTAAACGAATCACTTGTGTATATCTTGGAGAAGTCATTAGATCTTTGCTTTCTGGAGCAACAACAAAATCTTCAGCCTTGATAAACTGGGAACATTGCCTTCCCATATTGCTATCCCACCAAACTTTCTTAAATGTCTGACCAACTAATGGTAAGTGAAATAACATCTGATCCAGATCTGGAAAGTATTCTGGCATCTCCTCAACAATCTGATAGTTCATATATTCACGAACTCTTCTGGCTTGTTCTTCTGTTTCTTCATTCGGAGTACCAACAATAACAGTCTTAACAGGACCTCCAGATGGGTAAAGTTCTGCAATAGCTCTGGCATTAAACTGTGTTGCAGCTTCTGCAATCATAGGATGTACAACTGTCGATAGACCTCTGGTGGCTCTTTCTTCTTCTGATTCTTCTTGTCCACCATCAGGATCTAATGTTTTTAATCCTTTTTTGTATCGTTCTTCCCACTCCGACCTAGCACTTTTATCATCTTCATAAAGCGAAATAAGAGTTGAAGCTTTCTTCTGTAACTCTCTATCATTAATTTTTTCAGCCAGATTTTCGTCAAACTGATTTTCAATCTGATTAATTTGATCTGTATCTGGATCTCCAATAAGCACCTCATCACCAACTGATTCGACTTGTAAATCATCTGGTGGAGAACCTTCAGCAAAAGGAATTTCAACCATATAATGTTATCCTCTTTCTCTCTTCAAAATCATCTTCAATGTCATCATGCGAATGCGTAACAAACCAACCCTTGCGTAATCTTAACCAAGCCTGAGTACAAGTGTCAACAATATCATCGTTCTCAGTGGCAGGAAAAGCTGCACATATGTCAATTAAGTCCTTACACCATTTTTTGTCAGAAGGATACCAAATTCTGCCATCTTCTAATAATGCAGACGATGCATGTGCTCTAGCTTCCTTATCTCTATCTGGCATATATGGTAATACTGGAACTCCTGCCATGCGTAAATCTTGCAGTAAACTTTGACCAGAAGCCTTCTTTTCTATCAATACAGCATCAGGCTCATAGTCATAATAAGCTTCTTGTGCAATCTTTCTTAGTTCAGGATAGGTAACTCTGTCATACCACATATCTAACACAATGGCATTTACCTGACCATTTTTTCTAAACACTCCCCAAGTTGTTCTGGCAGAATAGGAAGTTTTTTCTTTCGTACTAAATGCAGTATCCCAAGATTGTAACACATATTCAATGTCAGGTAACTCAGGTTTATCCCAAGCAACCCACCATTCTGCTTTTAAGATGCCACCACCTTTGGGCATCGGTCTTTGTTGCAATTGACCTGCTGATGCGTAACTCCCAAGACTCTTTTCAATATTATCCAAAGTCTTTTGGTCAATACGTTCTTCCCACAACAAATCTCCTTCTCTTGTTCTTGGATCTGTAAATCCAAGTGTTGATTTTGTTGGTGTCGGATGTCCGACCTCATATCGAGCAGGTAAGCATAGATGATCCCATTCATTGTATTGATTCGCTAATATGTGTCCTGTTAAATCTTTTTCATGTACTCTTTGCATAATTATAATAAAAGCACCAGTCTTTGGATCATTTAATCTGGTTTGCATTGCCTGATCCCACCAGTCTAATACACTTTCTCTAACTGTAGCTGATTCACTTTCTCTGACATTATGAGGATCATCAACCACAATAATATCACCACCTTCACCAGTCAGAGCACCATCAACTGACGTTGCAATCCTAGCACCAGTCTTATCATTTTCAAATCTTTGCTTTTGATTTTGGTCAGATGTTAAATTAAACGAATCACCAAAGTGTGCTTGATACCATCTACTATCTAATAATCTACGACACTTAACACTATCTCTAATGGATAATGAACTGGCATAAGAAGCATATAAGAATTTTTTCTCTGGCTGTATAGTCCAAGTCCAAGCAGGTAATACAACAGCAACAGAAATAGATTTCATATGTCTTGGTGGCACATTGATAATTAGTCTTTTGATATCACCTTCGACAACAGCTTGTAAATGTTCACCGATAGCATCAATATGCCAATTGTTTTGAAACTCTACACCAGGCTCTATGGAACTCCAACTAGCCTTCGTAAACTCCCTCAATGACCTTCGGTACTTCTCTGCCCTTACTTGTTCCAGTGACAGATTGCTCAAGAACTCTTTCAAGTTGGGCAAGTTGTTCATTATCAATCCTAGATAAATCTATTACATGTCTTTGTTCAATAGTAGTATTTGTTTCCTGTTTATCAACCCATCCTGCTCTATTCTTGAGCCAGAAGATCATTGCAGTATTATCTTTATCAACAGTTGCCTTTTCATATAAAGCATTTGTTACATTGACAATTCCAGAAGCTCGACCTCTTTTTAGTGCGTCAGAAAAGTCAGGATTTTCAATTTGTCTTTCATATATTGTTGCATCAGAAACTCCAAAGACTGCTGCTATTTGATCGACAGTTAATCCCTTTGAAGCAAGATGTTCAGCCTTTGCACAAATAGCTTCTGTTATTTCAAATTTTGGTCTACCGATTTTTCTTTTCATCTCTTACCTTTCTTGCAGTGGTTAGCTGTTAAATAATATATAACGTATAAAGACAAAAAAAGAAACCCCACAAAAGTGAGGTTAGTTATATGGAGAGAAAATTATGAACATTATATTTTTTCTTTATACCATTTATTCTCTTCTAGCCAAGCTTTATTTCTTCTTTTTCCTTTTCCAAAAAACAGAGATCGACAGATATAATACTCATTAGCATATAGTTCTGAGATACAATATTCATCTTTGAATCGTTCATGTATTTCTTCACTGAGCCTATCTTTAAGAATAGTCAACTGTTTGACTGTCATCTCCTTAATATGTTTATCCTTAACCAGTTTATTCCCAACATCAAAATCATTCATTTTATTCTCCAAAGTCTCCACTTATTATCACCCATGACTCTCTGAGCTAATTTGATATTATAAGATCGATTACAATATCCTTGAATAGCATTAGCCAGTGAACGAGATTCTACCTCAAAACTATCACCGACTTCCATACTATTTACAAAATAATATTTACTTTTGGTTGTTGCTGCTTTTGGCATTGGCACATTTTTATCAATTTTAAATTCCATTATTTATTCCTTTCTTAATCATTAAGTGTTAGACATAACCCTAATATCAAAAGTATCAGAGCTATGAATAACACGCAAACCCATATAAAAAACACTAAGTCCAAAACTCATCCCAGAACATATCTAGTTCTTGAGTCCTCAAGCAACTAGTAATATTATATTTATACATTAAATCTTTAAACTCTTCATTAGATTCACAATCACCAATAATTTTATGAGCATGATCCCAGAACTTTTCTTCTATATCTAATATCCAATTTGACATTCCCATTTTATTATCCTTTCTAAAAATTTAATATTTCATAAGCAAGATCAATTCTGCCTTCATCCAAATATCTGTCTATATCCCAAGCAACTCTATCTCTTTTATTTGCGTGATGAAATTCAACATGATTTCCATTAGGATCAATACCCCAAGCACTCCACCTTGCATAACGACCAGAATTATATCTGGAATCGTTTCTAAATTTAAAACCACGATATTCATAAACAGGTGTGTAACGAGTTCTAATTTCATTCTTTGGTAATATTTTTTTAAATTTATGATCCACTTTATTATCCTTTCTAAATTAAGATTTGTTGATTATTTTAAAAGTTCTATCAAATAACTTATGTACACCATCGTTAGTTCTGAAACCACTTTCTCTACCAAAATCAAAACTTGATGAAGTGCTAAAGCTTTCAGCATAACCATACTTCTTAAAAGCTTCAGCTAACTCTTTAGCATTACCAGAAGCAAACACTATTCCCTCTGTATTCCAAAGTTCCATCTTACCTTCACCTGCTGATAAATGATGAATTTTTTCCATTTTGTTTCCTTTCTAAATTTTTTCTTTTCTCTCTATACCATTATAATGCCATAGCACTATATAAATGTCAAGTCTAAATCTATATTAAAAGTGTTTAAAATCAATCACTTATAAAGTTTTATCATGGGGAGCTATTACACTCCCCATAAAAACGAATCACTTATGCTGCTTTGCTACTAAGTTCTTCAATAGTTGTCTCAATTTTTCTGTCTATTTTATCTTTCCAATCATTCTTCTTAGTTAATTTCATAAGATATTTGACAGCCTTCATAGCTTCAGATGATGCCTTCCAGATAAATGTTTCATCATCACCAAGTCCTTTAATCCATGCATTCAAATAAGTTGCGTTATCTTTTGTAGGCTCATGAGCTAATTCAAAGTGTACAGATAAATACATGCTAGTAAGTTCAGCAACTAGTTCCTCAAAGGCATATGAATCAGTCTTTTCTAATCTATTCAATCTTGATTTATGTCCAGTGGCATGTGCTATCTCATGAAGTAAAACAGAATAATATGTATTTAAGTCAGTGAAGTTTGACTTCAAAGTCATGTGAACATAGTCAGAACTTTGTGCATAATAACATCTGGCAAGATCTGAATGCTCTACTTTGATGCCAGTGTTATCAACAAAAGCCTGAACAACTCTATGCTTATCTTCAACAGATACTTCCATACTTTCAAACTTTTGAGTTAATTCATCTTTGTCAGCATCGATATCAACAACATCAGCACCATTAAACATAGTGTAATCTTTGAATCCAATTACCTTTGGCTCTTCTAAATCTTTACCATCCTCATCTTTTTTCAAGATGATCGGTCTAATAAAAGTGACTCCCTTGCTACCTTTTCTAATTTTCATTCCATTTTTTCTGAAGGCATTGAATGTTCCCCATCTATCATCTGCACCGAAAATCAAAGCAATGATTTGATTACCACCAGTTAATTCATGGTCAGTAAACATATTGTAGGCAAGCCCTCTTTTCTTACCAGTAAATGGTGGTGTCCAAGCAACTCCATTATTTTTACATTCAGTCATAGATTTTAAAACAGCTTCGTTTAAATCTTTGATTGCTTTTTGATCAATTAATTTTCCCATTATTTTTCCTTTCTAAATATTTCCCCATAAATCTTTAGCGATTTCTTCACCAGTTTTGTTGTCGTTTTTAACTAAACCTTCACTAATTTGTAATAATGTATCTTCATCTTTAACATAAATGCCAACATATCCAGTCTCAGGATGTTGAATGCCATAACAATCGTCACCAAATTCTGCGACAACTTTAGAAGAATCAAATTCAATTTCAGTTAATTTTAAAAACATCTTTTTCCTTTCTGATCACCTTATATATATAATATAAGTGATTCGGTCACATTTGTCAAGCCCTAAACCTAAATTATTTTTTATTTATTATTTTTCAATGACTTACAGAGATGTTACCAGACTTCGGTAACTGTTACCGATTGTTTTGATCTTAGGTAACATAAATAAAATATTGAAAACAAAACAAAAAAAGCCATCCGTTACCGATGTTACCGAACTTTTGCTAATTTTAAAAAAATATTTTTTACTCCTAAATTTTTTCTTATAGTAAAAAGAGATTGACTTTTTCGATAATTGCTTTAAAACTTTAAGCTCGAACTTGTAAATGATTGGAGCACTTCCCTTTCATTGATTCGTAAGTTTTGAATACTGTGCTCCAGTCTCTTTAGAAAGGAAATAAGATGCATTGTATTAAGTGTGGACACACAAAAACCAGAGTATATAGCTCTGATGTAGTACATGGTGAAAGTATTCGATATAGAAAATGTGTTTCATGTGAAACAAAATTTAAGACAAAAGAAGTTTTTGTTGAGTATACATATAAAGTTGAACAACCAATAATTTTTGAGGGAGTGTACGATGAGTTCCCTTCTTAAAATTACTGGTGCGAATCAGTCTAGAGAAAGAAATCAACATGATTTTTACCCAACTCCATCTTATGCTGTGCAATCTTTATTAGATAAAGAAAAGTTTACAGATGTATGGGAATGTGCCTGTGGAGATGGTGCGATATGTAAAGTATTGAATGACAACAATATTAAAAATATCGGAACTGATTTGATCGACTATGGCAGTGGATATCAAAGTGGTGTTGATTTTTTATTAGAACAAAAACTATTAGCACCAGAAATTATTACCAATCCACCATTTAGTTTGGCACTTGAGTTTACAGAGAAGGCATTGGATCTGGGTGTAAAGAAGTTAGCTATTTTAGTTAGGCTACAATTTCTAGAGGGAGTTAAGAGAGGTGAATTGTTTAAAGTTCATCCACCAAAAAATATCTATGTTTTTTCAAAAAGATTATCGTTTAATGTTTCTGGTGAATTTCAATCAGGTGGTGTTATGGCATTTGCTTGGTTTGTATTTGGCAATAATGTTAAAGGATCGACAACTGTAAGTTGGATTTAAAGAAAGGAAAGAGATGCCAAAAGTATATATAGTACAGAGACCGATACAGAATAAATTTGGATTTACTCCAGATCTAACAGATGCAGCTAGATATGGGGAACTGGAAGTCGTATTTGAATCAAGTGACAAGCCACAATTTGTACCAGTTCCATCTATACAGAAAGCTAGAAGAATTATGAAAGACTTCAGCCCAGACGATTTCTTGTTGTGGGCAGGGGGTGGAGATCCTATTGCTGTCATGATTGTTTGCATGATTGCCAGTGAGATGTCTCCATTAATCAAGGTTCTCAGATGGGAACGTAACAAAGAAGAAGGTGACAGAGATAGACGTAAAGGATGGTATATGCCTGTTGCCTTAGAAATGAGAAAGGTCAAAAATGACGAATATCAATCTGCTTGAGGATGTTGCACCTGCATCCAATTCATTAGGTGCGTTAACTGAGCTAGGTCAAAGAATGTATGACTTGGAAAAAGAAATAGAACAAATTGAAATTACGTTAAAGAAAAAGAAACAAGAGTATAAAATAATTTCTGAGGAAGAACTTCCAGATCTAATGAGTGAGCTTAATTCACAAGCTTTCGCATTAGGAAATGGTCAGGGAGTTTATCTGCATGAATTTATGAGTCACTCTTTACCAACTAAAACTGCGATTGTCAGACAAAAAGATGAAGGTTTGAAAAACGAATTAATGGTTAGAAGGCAGAAATGTTTTCAATGGTTAAGGGAAAATCAAGCTGAAAGTCTAATCAAAAATACTGTCAAAATTAATTTTGATAGAAAAGAAGATGAACAATGCAGACAGTTTACAAAAGAAATATCTGATCGTGGTATCAATTATTCACTGGAAGAAACTGTAAATAGTAAAACTTTATCGAATCACTTTGATGGTATGTTAAAGGAAGGTAAAGAGTTACCGACAGACTTGTTTAAAATATACACAGGATCTGTTGGGAAATTTTGTAATGCAGACGATGTAAAGAAAATTATTAAGAAGGGAAAATTATAATGACTGCTGAATTAGATTTAAAACAAGAGACAAATGTAGTGAAATTTGATCCATCCATTATATTGGAAGATGCAGGAACTGCTTCTGAAAATATGACTAATGATGATATGCTAATTCCTAGACTTAGGATTTTACAGGCATTATCTCCACAAGTTAGTAAAGCTGATGGTGCTTATATTAAAGGTGCTGAAGCAGGAATGATCTTTGATAATGTGACTAATGAATTTTTTGATGGTGAAAAAGGTATTACTGTTGTTCCAGTAAAATACCGAAAGACACATTTGGAATGGACACAAGAAAGAAAAATTGTAAAAGATCATGGATTAAACTGCACCGATTTAATTAGCAAATGTAAGGAAGATGACAAGGGTAAACTTATTACTCCTGATAATAATGAATTGACTATTACTGCTGAGTATTTTGTGTTTGTGATTGATGAAGATGGAGTTTTTACACCTGCATCTATTTCAATGAGTGGCTCTGCTTTAAAAAAGGCAAAGAAATGGAATAGTATGATGAATAGGTTGCAAATTCCTCATCCAAGTGGTAAAGGTACAATTAATCCTGCCATGTTCTGGACTGCCTATACATTGAAAACTGTTCCAGAACAAAATGACATGGGGTCATGGTTTAACTGGGAAGTGACTATGAAATATGATGCCAAGTCAGGTGGTATAATCCAGAACCTATCAACTGGAGAAAATATTTATCTAGAAGCTAGAACTTTTAGAAAGAAGGTTACAGAAGGTAAAGTCAATGCTAGTGGTGATGATAGTGATGAAATTCCCTTCTAGTTAAAACGATGCATGAATATACGAATCAATAGAATCCATTGATGTATCGTTAGAGGTGTTAGGTCTTTAGGGCCTGTTTAGATCTAACACCTCGACCAAGTAAGAAAGGATTATAGGGAATGATAGTCAACCGATTTATGAAATTATTTGAAGGCTATGAGTTGGCTCATGGTCAATACAGAGTTCAGAATAAAGAAGCTGATGGTAAGGTTTCTGGTCGTGCAGTTACTGTAAGTGAACCTGCAACTGAAGAAAACTTTAGATCTCATTTAAATGGTGGAGATTATATTTTAGGTATTATTATGCTTAAACAAGATAACTCCTGTAATTTTGGTGTAATCGATGTTGATATTAGAGGTGAGGTAAAACTAAATGAAACACTTGAAAACCTTGAAAAGAAAATCAGAAAAACTCCTTTGGTACTTTGTAGGTCAAAGTCTGGTGGTGCTCATCTTTATCTTTTTTGCAATCCCAGTATATCTGCTGTTGACATGGTTGCAAAACTTAATGAATTTGCTGCTCAGTTAGGATATGGTGGATCTGAAATATTTCCAAAACAAACATCTAGAGCTAATGATTTAGACAGAGGTAACTGGATTAATCTTTGTTATTGGGATGGTGATAAGACAGAAAGATATGCCATACACAATGGAAAGAAATTAGATTTAGA